ATGATGAACAGAAAAAATATAATACCCACAATGTTGCAATTTTTTGATCACTTAAAAGTTGATATAAAAATTGTTTTCCAATTTGGTTATTAGAGCGCCACCCAGCTAAATTTTGATCAATGGATGCTACTGCATTATCTAATTGCTGTATCCCTCTGTTCTTAAATATTTTATTAAAAGTTTCTCTAAAAGTCGTTAATATAACACCTCGCATTGTAGCACCTCCACTATCATTCGGGTGATCACTCCAACCACCCTCCCAGTGGTGTGTGATTGGAACTATGGTTCCCGTTATTAGTTTAGTTAGTTGATTTGCTGGTATTTTAGGTGTTGTTATACCTGCGGCACTTAGTGCACCGGTAATCATCCTAGTTGTTAAATTATCGTAATTAGCTAGCACCACAGCCTTAAAGGAATTTACGGTCTGTATTACGTTGCTTGATAATGTTGGTGGTGTTCTATAGCCCATTAAATTTCACTTTGATATGATTTGGAAACTGGTAATTGTGTGTCTATCACCTTTTGATATATCTGAGTTTCGTCTTTATTTGAGTTTGTATTTGAACCCTGTACTGCATCTGGTGTGCCTGAGCTCAGTTTATATATAGTTCGCCACGAATTCATTTTTGTACTGCATCCTAATCGCATTTCAATCCTCTGAGCGCTACTGAGATATAAAGAACTGTTATCTGTATTAATATTCTCTACTATGGATGGATTATTGTTTATTGTATTATGTACACGTATTATAGAAAGTGGATTACCGGAAGTGCCAGCTTTGGACCATGGTGAGTCTCTATCGGCTGTAGTGCTTCCGAATCTTATTGATTGGCCAAATCGACCTTGCATAATCACATCACCTTCAAAAGGTTGTAACGGTGGCCGCTCCTTAACTAGGTTATTACCAGTTTTATAACTATCAACATTACGTAACTTCTTAGTAAATTTACTTAACACAGCTTGAAAAAAGCCAGGTGGATTGTTAGACTCAGATGTTTGATCGCCAATATTTGGAAGTGAGTTTATAGTTATACTATTATTTTGAGTTATATTATTTGTATAAAACAATGCACGTGCCGGTTTACCAAAGTCGTCAATATAATCTGATAATCCTATGTATGCGTATACTTGTTCGCCTGGTAATGGGTATGTTACATTTCTTCTATCTGCAGGGTATGCAAATGCTTGTAATTCATCGTCTTTTTGGCGAGCTGCTGTTTGTACTGGCTTAATCCTAATCTTACCTATATCAGCAGGGCTATTATAATAAGGATCACCAGGCTTTAATACAACATCCAGAACAGTTAATAGAAAAGTAAACTGTAGTTGAGATTGATCTTTTTGTGTATTTTTATTACTTAATAGTAACGCACCTAAACCTTTAAATAGACTCATACTACTTGCTTATCTAATAAATCCTGAGCTTCCTGCATTAACTGAGCTCTCTCAGCATCAGATAACCCACCGGTATCTTCATCATTTTTCCCCGCAGCGACAAGTAGTCGCTGTACGATAGCAGCTAACCGCACTAAGTGTTCATCGTTTTTAACTGAGACCTCTAAGTACTCTTTTATTAAAGGTACCATTGCCGCGGCGTCGCTTACATTTTTGATGAGTGGTTTGAGTTGATCGATAAGGCCTTTAATCTGATCATCTTTTTTTCTACTATTATTGTAGATATCCCTCATAAGATCAGCGAATGATTTACCGTCAAATATTACAGTGTCTTTATCCATGATTATAAATAATGATGTATTTAAAATTTTGATATTGGCTCCGGTGCATTTTGTATTTCTTGCATCAATTGATATAGTGCTTGTATTCTAACACCAGCAATCCAAGCATCTGTATTTTCAAAGTAACCATCATCTTCTAATTGTTGATAGTTAGCTGTTGATACATCAAAATAGTAAGCATCCATATTAGGACCACCACCTACATTTTCCCAAGCCTTTATTTCCCACTCGATAAACTTTAACAATCTCTCTTTACTAAATTGTATTATCATCAGTATACAATCTGCTTTGGTATATATCCTAGTCTATCATAATCTTCATACATCTTCCGATACTTATCCTTTAATGACTTTACTACTCGAGTAACTTGCTGTGTTGATACATCTGTCATTTCTCTTATGTATATGTATAAAGCTTTCTTATTAAATATTTCCAAAGTCTCGCGACGTCTAAATAACTCTATAATTGCAGCTGCAATGTTACGGTCGACCTTTTTTTCATAACAAAAGTCTAAGTTAATATCCCAATAATCTACAAACTCATTGATGAATGTAATCATGTTAACATCATCGGATGGTGTTACTGATACTTTCGTTGAATCTGAGTATACATCTATTTTATCGTGTTGAGTTAACTTCTTGAAGTTTTTTTCGTTTTGTAAAATGAAGTAATTTTTAGCTACAATGGAGAAATAGCTAAAGGCCTTACCTTTCTCTCTTGTGAAGTTTGGTAGCTTCTCAATTAGAAAGGTAACGGCCTCATGTTGTATTGTTGATAACTCTTGATTGTCTGTATAGTAGAACTTATAAGTGTGTATTGTATTTTCTACTAGCTTATCAAGAGCATATTTTATTTCTTTCTCGTATATTCGACTACGTACATCGTAATCATCAGATTCGTTATAATTAATAATACTTTGATCCACTTCCGGACCAAAATACATTTTTTTCTTACTGGTTCTCGGTTTTCTCTTCTTCTGTATTGACATATTTCGTTATAAAGTTATGCAAATCATCTGTGCATTCTTTTAACGCAGTAAATGTGTATCCTACCTCATCATCAGCTTTGAATGACCCTTTATGATCGATCTCTTTCATCCTGTAATTTATTTCTGATATTTTTAAGTATGTTGCTGATATAAAGCGTACATATGCTTCTGCGTATAAGACTGCACGATTATATTTCGTATAATTAATATACGCAAGATATCCGGTAATTCCAAGAGTTACTACTAGTAAAACAATAGTTATAATCATCATTATTCAAATAATTTATTAAATATTCCCTGTAAATCTTCTTTCTGTGTATCAGATAAGTTTTGTGGTATTCTTGCTTTTGGTTTTTGTGTCTGCGTTTTTTGCTGTGTTCCTTCGTTTCTATCCCATATCTCAAATTCTATCCTGGCAGCCATATGATCAGCGTGGTGAAGAATTATAGGTAAGTTACATCTTAGTTTAGATTCTTTTGTATGTGAAATAAAGAATGGTTTATTAGCATCATCGTATAATCCATCATGCAATCGTATGCCTAAATACTCATTGAGTGATACTTGTATACCAGCTTCCTGTAATAGAAATAAACTTCGTTCCGGAACTGGTAGAAATGCATTAGCTGGATTATATTTATATAGCTTACCTAAATTCTTTCTATGCCACTCAGAATCATTTGGTATATATTGCTCTGCTTCCTGGGTGCCTATTTTACCAAGATCGTGATTTAATGCTGCGAATACTAATTCTTCATCCGTGTAGTTAATATAGGATCCGGCAGCTTCCCACAAAGCTTTAATTTTCAAAGCACACTCAACAACTCGATTAACATGGTCTACATAACCACCAGGAAAAGCATTGTGATGATGATCTGTACTAGAGGCTGGCATGAGCATGATACGCTCAGCATGAGTCTGATATAGTTCAATCAACCTCTCTTTTCGTGGGCTGGTAATATACTGATCAATTATTGTTAATAACTTACTATAGTTTTCCTGTAACTGTTCTGCTGTAAAATTCATAGCTTTGTTTGTAATTTTTTAATTTGAGTTTCAAGTTTCTTTTGATGCGTTTTACGTTGCTCACTCTTCAATTGCTTCTTAAGCTTGGCTATCTTATCAATAGCCTCAGCCTTCTCTTCTGCTTTTTGTTTAGCTGATTTCTTAGGCTTTGCAACTATTTCCGTCATTGGTAGTGAGCCTTTCAATTCAGGTTGTTCAATACCCTTTCGGAAGACAGTACCATCAGCGTGCACAAACTCCTTCATAAATCTCCAACCTTTAGGATATCCAATTTTTTTCCTTTCAACCCTAGGAGCTGCGCTCCACATTGTTTCAATTGTACATTGAAAACAGAGACAAGACACAGTACGGGGGTCAACTTTTACTGGTGTGCCGCAATTGCGGCATTCTAATGCATTCATATGAGAGTTATTATATGTTTGGTGTTAAACATACAAAGAAAATCTCAAACAAGCAACAGTTAATTTGTACTGCAGGGAGGTATGATGAATCTTGTATCTATCATCGCCGTATAAACAAATTTATTATTTATCTTATGCTTACCTCTATAGAAAGGTATATCACCATTGATGTAGTGGGTGTACATTAGTGATTCATCAACTAATTTTTTCTTCCGCGAAAAAAACAAGACTAGATATTCGCATTGGACATAGTTAACAATATTCGGATCATCTAATGCGAGTTGTAAGTCTTGCATGCAGTTCATATCATATAGATAAAACTCATACAGAGATTTAGTGTATTCCGGATCGAACCTTAAACTAACATCATCAACATTAAACGGTATATCTAACCTCATCACAGTTTGTATTCCAT